CCCCAATCATTTTGTCCCTCGCAGCCTTTGCCTGCATATCCATTTGGTACTGAGCCAAACTTCTTGCGTCCATTTGGCCCGATTTAGTGAGGGCAAGGTTAAGACCTAAGTTGGGGTCAAGGCTTGGCGTCATAGTCTGACCAAGGTTAAGCCCAATGTTTGCCATGTTAGTCCCAGCGGTGTAGGACTGTGGCGTTTGGTTAAGTAGATTCAGACCCGGAGTGGTGTAGAATCCTCCTGCAGCACCATAAGCTCTCATTGCCTCTTCACCTGCCGTCCCTCGAAGTCCAGCACGCATGCGTTCAATATCCTGCAATTGTCCAAGTCCAGCCTGCTGCATATCAGCGGTCGTGGTCGCGCCAGTAATGCCTTGATTAAACAACGCTTGTTGCTCTTGGAATCTTAGGTTGGCAAGATTTTGGCGTTGATCGAATGCCTGTTGCCCAGCCTGTGATGCTTGCGCCCTGCGTCCAGCAAGTGCTGACTCACGGTTTTGGATCTCTGATGCAATTGCGGCATTGCCACCCAGCCTTCCAGCCGATTGCGCGGCCTCCCGTGCTGTCTGTTGTGCCAAGCGTTGTTCCTGTGCAGAGAGCGTGCCGCGACGAGCATAGGCTTCTTGCGCCATTTGGTTTGCCATTGCGGCATCTTGCTCTGCGGCTTGGATGGTGGGGTTGAAGGTCTGCGGACGGATTCCGTATGTCCCAAGTGCCGCCCCCATGCGCCCAGCATAAGCCCCTTCAGCACCCGCTGCTTGGCTTGCTAGATCCTGCATGTTTGCTACCTGCGCCGCTTGTTCTGGGGAAAGTGACTCCATGAGTCCACGGGTCATTCCAGCCTGATCGGTCATTGTGCCAAGCTCTGCTTCACGAAGGCGAGCCATTGCATCCGCTTCGCCACCAGCGGCAAGATCACGAAGTCCTTGGAATCCAGTCACTCCTTGCTGACCAAACCTAAAGCCTTGATCCATGAATGCCCCACCATATTTGTCCATGGTGCGCATCGTGGATGGAATGGCTTGGTCGTAATAACCCTCCACGCCTTTTACTTGCGTTCCAGCAAGGTTCAACCCAGTTTTTTTGTTGACCTTAAAAATGTCAGTAGCTTTTGGTAATGACGCTGGCTTATCGTTGATCCCAGTGATATTCCACGGGTCAATAGCTTTTCCTAAAAAATCTCCAAATCCCATAATTTTATTCTATGCTTTAGCTAGGTGCTGGTTCATCGAGATTCCAATTCTGCCACCTTCTTTTTAAGTTCTTGGACGGAAGCGACAAGAATTGGAACTAGTTTTGAATAATCAACTTGCTGGTAAATTGGATTACCGTTTGCGTCAACAGCGTCCTTTGCTCCAGTTACAGCGTTTGGTACAACAGCTTGGACTTCATGTGCAATAAACCCGTCTGACCTTTCTCTATTTTCAACCCACTCAAAATTAACCGGGTTTAGTTGTTGCAGTTGCTGTAGTGCTTCAGATATTGGAACAATATCGCTTTTTAGTCGATAATCGGATGCCGACCCATAGTTGACCCCATTTGTTAATATTGAAATAGTGCCACGAAGTGTTGTCCCGTCTGTAGACATAAACGAACAAGCGGCAGCTGTGTCTCCTGCGGTAACAATAGATGGAACAAATCTAATCCCATCATCCGTATTGTTGTTATTAAATCCCTTAATAAATACTTTATCGTCGTTACTGGTATTGTCTATAAACAGTTTGGTTGATTTGGTTGTACCATTGACATCCAGTTTTTGAGATGGAGTTGTCGTACCAATTCCAACCTCGCCAGTTTTTAGGACGTTTAGCGCGTCACCACCCCCAGTAGTATATAGAGCAAGCCTGCCGCCCGTTCTATTACATATTTCAACTCTATTATCAAGTCCTTCATTTGTAAATAATTGTATAAAATTATTATTTGTATTTGACTCAAATCTAGCTGTGCCGTTTCCAGATACCACATGGAACTTGAGTCCTGGAAATGATGTCCCAATCCCCACATCCCCGTTTGCGGTGATACGCATGCGTTCTGTGGAATTAGCATAAAACTCAACTCCATGAGCATTGTATGTCGCATTATCATCTCTAACAATTATACATCCACCACTTGATGCGTTTTCGGCGGTGGATAATCCAGTAAATCCAGATGTTCCTCTTGATCCCAAAAACCATCCACTTCTTGATTTGATGTCTCCGTTTACATCAAGTTTATAAGATGGAGATGTTGTCCCAACCCCCACATTACCACTGGTTGTTAGTGTTGCTGCAACAGATGATCCTGAAATAAACCTCAAATCTGGCGATGATGTGCTTCCAAAGCAATCAATTATAAACCCAGCAGTATTGTCTATTGCTTTTGCAAAAGTTAAATCTCCACCTTCGTTTGGTGTGGCTGTTCGTTTAAGGAAAGTACCACCAAGTGATGAAGTCCCAACATCAATAGTCCCTGTTGTGACAATGTTTTGCGTTCCAAAATTTGGTGAAATCTTTGTTCCAGCAATAGCCGCAGATGCGTTAATATCGTCATTTACGATAGTGCCATCGACGATTTTGTCAGATGTCACAGAGTTTGTCGCAAGTCGGCTGGAGTTGATGGCATTAGCAGAGATGCTCAACTTGCCAGACGCAATATCCAGTCCACCGCTTCCACCAGATCCGCCAAGAACAGCGTCACCAGTCATCACGGTTTCGTCGATGATATTATTCATCTTCGTGCTAGTGATCGTGTCAGTAGCAGTAAAGGTGTATGTTGTATTAACCGCGCCCATAACTTATTTCTGTGAGATAATTTGTCTGTTTGTTACTGATCCAGCAACTTTGATTGAGTTTATCTTGGCTGAACCCTGTGTCCTTGTCAAGATCATGGTTCCTGTATAGCCCCTAATGCCACCAAGCCTGCACCTAATGCTTGCTGTTTCAGCCTCTTGGTTGGTTGATTGTAGGATTTGTCCATCAAGGAATTGAGTGGTGGTTCCAATAGTCGATGAGTTGTCTGGGTCTTCAGCGGCGAACTCAATTAGGTATTCAGAATTCTGGCTGGGCAACCCCTGCATGGTAATTTGCGAGTCAGTGTACCTTTTTCGTTCCAATGTCTCAAGGTCGTAGCCACGGGTAATCAGCCTAGACAGAATGGGTGCTGATGTCTTAACATAATTAGTGTTGGACACGCTGATGGTGTCATTAGAGTCATCAAACACTTCCAATTGGTGCAACCCACCGTTAGCAGTTACAGCATACAGGTTATTTCTTACCCCAGCTGAACCAATAATAAGGTCTTCAATCAAGAATCTAGTGTCACCAAAGGTATCTAGCGACTCCCAGCCTCCATTTAGGAAGTTGTACACCAAAATTGAGTTGTTCCCGCGAGCATCGTTAATGCCCGGAGCGGAATCCAGCGGAACCGCAAGGTAGTACCTGTTATCGAACAGGATTCCAACTGACTTATTGGACAAGTCCTTATTAAGTCTGTCGATATATGGCTGGATGTTCTTGGAAATTGGCTCCTCGGCCCCGCGAAGGTTGTAATCGTTAAGGAACTCCACACCGTACACCCCATCGTCCGACAGGAACATCATGGTGTTAGCCCTCATGACCACAGACTTGCGAGCTAAGCAGCCAACCTCGGAGGTTAGTTCTGTAACCCTAGTGTCTAGAAGCGTCCCCTGCGTCCCCTTAATCTGGTGGATGCTGTTTCTGTTGAGGACAATCAATGCATCGTCGTAGAACCCATGCATCGCAACCACATAGTCAGCAGTACCACCAGAAATACGAAACTGGTTTTCGATCTGGTCGAAGGTGGTGGTGTCAAGAATGTCGGATACGGCAATCTCGTCTGTGATCTTGCGGTCGGTGTAGGTGACTGCGTTGTAAGCCCCAGACTGGTCGTAATAGTACGGAACCCACAGGCGGCGTTGGAAGTGGACACCCCAAGGCGCACCCGGTTGGTGCATGAACCCACCGCCCTCGCTAAACCTGCCGCCAAACTCAATCTGACCAGTGGAACCACTTGCTGTGATGTTTGCTACAGGCGCAAAGAATTTGATGTTCGTTAGCGTTGCAGACGACACTTGAAAGTCTTTTCCAACAATTGCAGAGAATTCTGGAACCGTGCTTTCGTAAACCCTAATAACATCACCAGCAAATACTGTATTATTGGATACGCTTAGGTCCAAGGAAACCTGTCCATTTAATACGGAAACATGATTGCCACTGGAAACAAACACTTGAGGTTGGGTGTAAGCCCCGCCCGGAGAGAGGGTGAACCCGGCAGTCATTGTGGCGGCAGTTACCCCAAATGTTACAGTCTGGGTAGTTCCCGGAACATAAGTAAATGTGTCTTGTCCAGTAACAGTTGCCACAACAAATGTTCCATTCGCGGGAGTTCCGTTAGTTAAACCTGCAATGGTAATTGATGTTCCAACCAAAAGCCCATGCTCTCGAACATTCATTGTTACAACTGTTGCAGTTTGTGACGCAGAAAGAATAGGCCTACCATTAGGATACCACTCCAACGCCTGCTGACCCTCTCGGAATAGCATAACCTTGTCGAACACTTGAATCATGTCGGTGTCCGCGCCCAAGGCAGTTCCAGAGGGATATGGGATGTTCTCTGGAACATACAGGGAGTTAGACTCAACCGCAGCCAAGTCAATCTTCTTGGCAACAGTATCCAACGCTACGATCACAAACTCCTTGTTGTTGGAGTTGGGATCGCTGAACAGGCAGGAGGCTCGGACATTGGCGTTGGCCGCATCGTTAATCGGCATTTGGGACAATGTGCCAGTGCCGGAAACCGCAGTCACCCCAGTCACGGGAAAGCTCAATTGGTTCGCAGAAACATAAGTCAGCACCTTGGCCCCGTTGTTGTTAGTGCCAGTAAAGGTCAGTCCAGCTACTACAGCATACCCACTAGAACCAATCTCAAACCCATGATTGGCGGACATGGTAATCGTTACCACATTGGAGGTGTATGTCGCGGACGATATGGTCTTGGCAACATCAATCAGGTAGAACGGCAACTGCAACGGATCACCACCCACGGTCAACGCACCAGTCCTAGAAACTACCACCTTGCGGGGCTTCCAGTAACCTTCCATGCGCCCGTTCAGAGACTCTCTAACCTCTCCAGCCTTCAACTGGTTTAGCTGCAACCGCTGGTTCACGCCGACAAACCCACGATCACCATCCTCGGCAATCGAGTCATCCATCCCACCAGTGGATCGGAACTGGGACATTATGCGCGGTACGCAATAACCACCCCAGAAGCAAGCGTAAAGCCAGTGATGTTGCCACCAATGCCAATACCCGCAGGGATAGAAACACCAATCAACTTCGTGCTAGCATTCGTGATGTTTGGCGCAGTAAACACAGAAAAATTAGTGTCACCAACAGTCTGAACCCAACGGAATGGGCCAACAGCCGCATCCGTACCAGAGTACACCTGTCCGCCGCCTTGACCTTGAAGATCGTATGAATCGCCTCGTGGCATAATATAAATAAGTTAAGGCCCAACACCATGTCGGGCATGCTTCTCAAATGCGGAGGGAATCACCATGCGTCAAGGGGGAACTTGTGGGGACTTGGGCTTGAAGGGGGGTGTTCAAGCCTAAGTCAAGCATTGGTCAAGCGTAAGTAAAGTGCCACCCACAGGTTCGCTTGCCGAGGACTAGTTGCTCTTGCAGAGGCGCGGGGTGGTAGCGTCAAGTTGCAGGGGGATCACCAACTTGGCAAGTTCCCATTCGGGAGCATCGGAGGGGAATGGGGGGAATTGGAGGGGAAATGTGCGTGAGCGGGAATAGGCTAGTCGTGGAAACCTGCTGGAACATTCGCAGCGATAAACTCAAACGGGTCTAAATCACGCTTTCTGGAGTTGCATGGATGGCAGGCAAACACGAAATTTGACACGCAATGCGCCCCACCTTTGGCCAATGGCGCAAAATGATCCACGGTCAACTCGGCCTTCTTGCCGCAGTAATAGCAACGGTCTCCCGCTAGCTTTCTGGAGTCCTCCACCATTTTAGGTGTAGCCTTTACCTCACAATTGTTGATCCTAGCCCTGCGGACGTGCTTGTAGTTGCGCTTCTCAAGCTTTCTCTTCTCCTTCCGCTGCTCTTCAGTTAGCGCAATCCTTTTGGGGCGCAAGGATTTAGCCAACGCCTTTTCAGCAGCGATCTTGGCCTTTTCAATGCGCCTAGCCTCGGTTTGTTCTTGCTTGATCTTTTGTAAGGCTTCTTGCTCGGCCTTGCGCTTGGCCCTCTTTTCAGCATTGATTGCCTTTTGTTTGTCGTTGTACCGCTTGCGAGCGCGAGCTTGTTTGGCTCTGTGCTTCTCCAGCCTAACTGGATCAAGCAACATTTTTGCGTAAATTCTTTTGTGGTAATCTGGATCAAGCTTCTTTCTTTTTTCTTTATATTCCTTGTATGCGAGGCGATCTCGATCCGCCCTCTGCGTGTCGGTTAGGGTGGCAAGGTATGCCATATGTGCATGCCATTTTTTCCTACTTTCATGTTTGGCTTTCTGTCTTTTCAATCTGGCATTTCTGCGCTCAAAAAAATCATCGCCTCGTTGCATTAGGAATTTATCCAGCGATGTCCATTGCTCATAAGTTCTGCCATTTTTGTGTTTGCTGTACCCAGTAAACACATAACCATCATCCCTTCTGTCTCCCATTTTTAACATGTTGCAATGCTTTCGAGAATCACCGATCCAGTCAAGCCCCCTTTGGAAAATTTTAAATTCCGCCACTAATCGTCCCCGCTTTTTCCCGCCCCGACAAATGCGACTCCCCCCGCCCCATGTCTATTGTTACAACTTGTTACTATATACATAATGCGGAGTCCTGTTCCACGGAAATCGCCAGCATCTATCGGTGTTCCACGGGATTGGGTGTGGAATCTGGTCGTGCTGCCGTGTTGAGTTGCAGGGTGGACACAAGATATGGTGGTGGCGATCGACCCTCGCGTGCGTGTTTGTGATTCTCTAGCGGAAAGTGCGAACGATTCCCCATGCAAATCCCGCCATTTTCCTAGGATTCTCCCCATGTTCCCGAAACAGATTTCGGTGACATCCAATCCACTTGTGATCAGAATAAATTCTAGTCCCAACTCCTACTTAGCACCAGAATGCCCTACAATCGCTTTGACCCCCAATATGGGATCAACACCCACAAGAAAGCCCCAGACGCCGTGTGAGCGATTCTGGGGCAATCTAGAGGGTATCTGGCGCGGTTTGGTGGAAGATGTTGGCTGGATAGTCAGACGAACTCCTGATATTGGCCATTGAGACGCAGGGGAAGGACTACATCGCGCCTGCCGTTGCGCAGCTTGCCGATCTTGATTCCATCGTCAGCTAGGAACAGCAGCGCGTCAGCATCCTGCTCGATAGCCCTAGACTCGCGCACCTGATTGTTGTCGTTGAGTTGGCTTGCGCTGATGACCGGGCATTGGAGATGCTTGGCTAGTTGCTTGAGTCCACCAGAGACTCTTGCGACTTCCTCTTCCCGTGACTCTCGGCTGGAGCGTGATCCTCGGATGAGTTGCAGGTAGTCCACGACCACAAGGTCGAGGGAGCCATGCAGGTCACGGATGCGTTCTGCCTCTGCCGCGATGCTGTCGATGCTCTGGTTGGAGCTAGAGTCGATCCAGAGGGGGGCGGAACTGATCTGCTCCACGCCTGTCTGGATCTTCTGAAGCTCGTGCTTGGCTGCCGACCTTGGCTGGGTGATTGACCCGTAGTTCGTGTGGGTCATGGTCGAGATCAATCGTCCAATGACTTCGTGCGTCATCATCTCAAGGCTGTGGATTGCCACTGGTCTTTGGTCTGAAATAAACTTGCTGGCGATCTGGAGCATGAGGACTGATTTGCCTCTGGATGGCTTGCCTGCGATGACCCAGAACTCACCGGGACGCATGCCACCGCAGATCTCGTCTAGCTCTGCGATGCCCGTGCTCATGCCCGGCAGTCCGCCTGAGTTGTAGTCACGGAGCATGTTTTCGATGAACTGCTTGCTGGCTTTCTCTGCATCTATGCTGCGCTGCTTTCCTGACACCACCTGTTGCAGGCTCTGGAGTGTTGTGCGAAAGGATGCGATTGCGCTAGTGGCATCATCCGCGGTTGCGATCTCCCGTGCCGCGGATTGCGCCAACCTCCTAGCTTGGTATTCCTTGAGTGTGGAGACCCACTGCGTCCATCCCGCTGGAGTCGGAGCGTAGTTGTAGCACTCAACCACCTGCGATGCTCCGCCGATCCTGTCCAGCGTTCCCTGCTCCGTGAGGTGCTGGAAGACAGAGATGAGGTCGTACTGGTTATTGTCGGAAGCCGGAAGCTCACGGCATGCCGTCCAGAGGGTCTTGGTGTCTGGATGATGGAATGAGTCTGCGGTGATGCCGTCCGCCGCAGCACGCTTGAGCAGGGTTGAGTCCTTGAGGACACTTGAGATTACTGCCTTCTCGGAAGTGTGTGCGGAGGGTATTGTGATTGGTTCTTCGTTCATGGTTCTGGTTTAGATTCCGAACTGGTCGGAGGTTTGTGGTTTGGTGGCTTGCTTGTCACGGGCCTGCCATGTCCTGACTGCTGACTTCCAGCACTTCATCGGAGCCTTGCCCACAACCCAGCCTTTTGACTCGTAGTAGTCAATGAATTGTTGAGCTTTCAAGAACTTTGGGGTGAGGCTGGAGCCGTAGGCTAGGACATCCGCCACGGATGGTTTCTGGAATCGCTTCTGATTGGTTGTTGTCCCTATATGTTCTATTGACGGTTCTTTAGTAAGGGCAAGTGCCTGTGAGTCACCTGTAGAGGTGTCTGTGAGGCACTTCTGGGGTGTCTGTGAGGCACTTCTAGAGGTGTCTGTGAGGCACTTCTGGATTGTGTACACCACCTCATTTCGTCCACGATGACGAGTGATCAACCCGGCATCTTCCAGCACCGTCAACGCTCGGAAGACGCTCCTACGGCACAGACTGGTCTCTGCCGCGATGGTCTCAATGTGAGGCCAAGCGACACCCTCGTCGTTGGCATTGTCTGCGAGCTTCAGCAGCACCAATTTAGCCTTGAAGTCTGACACGGGTGTCTTCCATGCCTGTGATATGTAGTGGATGCTCATTCCTGCTCGAAATTGTCTTGGATAAATGTGATGAAGTGTTCTATCGCTCGGCTGCGTGACTTCTCCCCTCGGAAGTGCTGCCTCTGAAGGTGTGCGAGTATTTCCCACGCCTCTGGTGACATGGTGATACTGCGAGCGATGCGGTGCTTGCCTTCTGGGAGTGGCTTACGACCACGCTTACTTTGGTTCTGATTCATAGATTTGTTCTGCGATGTCTTGTATGGCTAGCTCAAGCAGGTTCAATTCCTGCGTGAGTCTCGGTGTCGATCCTAGCTTCTCCCTCTTGAGTCTGCGGAAGTACGCTTCTTTCAGACAGGCTAGGATTAGCCCTCTTGCTGTTATTGGTTGGTCGGTCATGGCACTTGTGGCAACTGGGCGACGAGCGAAACTCTGAGATTGCTTTCGGGAGTCCGCAGGTCGCGCAGATGCGCCAGCGTATTGGTTCTGTCATTGGTAGGTTGGTGAGTCGTTGTCATGGTCTGCGCTTTCGAACGGTTCAAGGTCAAAAGGCCAATTGGAGATGCGGTACGAGCTATCGAACTTCATCTGTTTGACTAACGTTCCAATCTCATCAAGTTGCGCCTGCAACCGCTTGTTCTCGACGATCAACACTGCCTCTCGGTGCTGGGCTGCACGCAGTCGCTTGCATAGCTCGGTCGCGGAGACATGGTGACTCGCTGGCATCTCGCATGTGCCGCACTCGTAATCCTCGGATGGTGGTGTCGGCCTGCCACATGTCGGGCAGTCCCATTCTTCGTGTGTGTTCATGGTATTAAATGCTATTGTCTTCGATGAATTCCCGTTTGAACATGCTCTCCACGATGTCTGGATGCCATGACATATAGGTCATGAGCGTGCGGAGGATGGTGACGATCTCGGCAAGATCCGCATCGCGTGAAAACACAAATTCCATTCGTGATCCTTCGTTGAGGATCTCAATCTTTATTTTTCGGTCGTGTTGCATGGTGGTGTTGGTTGTGGTGTTGGTTGTGGTTTGTCCTTGCGAAATATGTCCTCGTAGTTTTGCCCGTACACCTCGGCGTTGACCGGGCGCGGGGAGTCACCCTTGCCTGCGCTCATGGCTGACCTCCCTTCCATTGCAGGTAGGCCCAGCCCAGAGCAACCCACCATGCGATTACTGCGGCGATGACTGCGATGCGATCCCAGCGCACATAACGCTTGCGGCTGGGTGGTGGGATTATCGGTAGTGGAAGTGGATGCTGTTCCAAGTATCCAAGTGTGCTGTTGTTTTCTAGCTTGTACGATTTCATTGTTGTTTGTTGGTTAGTAGTTCAGTCAAAATTCTAAATGCTCGTTCTGCGGTGGCTGGGACGACTCCGTTTCCAAGCAGTCGCAGTTCGTCGGTTCGATTATCACAGGTCGTGTACAGCTCGGCATAGTCCATCCAATCGGCAGGCCCATCAGGGTTTCCACCCAGCGGGGGTTGAGCTTGCCCGTTGCTTTCCCGCAATGCCCCGCAATCTCCTCCTCCAAGTTGGACTTGTTCCTGTTCGCAAGTTGATCCCTGTTGTCCTCGGTGATCTCTGGATGAACTTTGTTCGCTCTCGGCGTTGCCCATTGCTTCTTGATTTCCTCCGCAAACACTTGATCCACCGTGAGGCATTGCGTCTGCGCCTTCTCTCCGTTCACAAGTGCTTTCACCACCTGCCTGTGCGGTGTCTCCCCACGATTGTGCGTCCCGTGAGCAAAAGTCTGCCAGTTTCGCTGGGACTGATCCAACGACTCTGGGCGGCTCCCATGCGTGCTGGGGTTCGCCGGGGCGGGAAGGCCAAGACCATGCTCCACATCCCTCAACTGCTTCCGATGTGCTGGGCGATCTGATGATGCTGCTCCATTCGGGTCGCTCGTCTGCGGAGTTGGCCAGTTCTTCTGCGCGTCCACTACCGCATCGCTCAAGTAGCGTTGCCCCTTGCCAGTTTTGTCGTAATAGGCTCCACGCTCGTTGCTCCCCATGTGCATCGTGGGCCAAGATGAAGACCCGCTTCCGTTGGTGAGGTGCGCCAACTTCACGCGCAGAGAATATTCCCCACGCCGTTTGATAACCGATCTCTTCCAGCTCTCCAATGACCTCTCGGAGTCCAAGGCTGATGTGTCCTTCGACATTCTCAAAGAAGCACACTCTTGGTCGGAGAATCCGAATTCCGTCTGCGATCCAAGGCCACAGGTGTCGGGGGTCATCTTTACCTGCTCGCTTTCCTGCGGCAGAGAACGGTTGGCAAGGGTATCCTGCAATGAGGATGTCCACCAGTCCGTGAAATTTTCCGTAAGGGAAGGTCTTAAGATCGCTCCAAAGAGGTGCGACATCCAAGAGTCCTTTTTCCATTTTACTGATGAGATTGGCTTGAGCAAACCCCTCAAGCTCACAATATGCGAGGCATCGCAGTCGTTCGCTAAAGATGTTTTTGAGGCCAAGTCCAATGCCGCCATATCCGGCGCAGAATTCAAGAGTTGTGATGGTATTATCCACATTATGTTGTTTCTATTGGTTAGTGTGTTAATGTTGCGAGGAGGATGGCGGCTCCTACGAACGCTGCACCTAGTGCGCAGCAGGCGAGGATTTGGGTGATGAATTGGATGGCTTTCATCAGTAGCAAACTTCAACTCCTTTCTTCTCCAATGCGGTCAGCACGGCATCCTCGATCGCCATGCGGTGGTCGACGGATGTGAAGTGGAGCCGGGTGACTGCATCAGCCATGCACCTGATGACATGGTAGACTAGGACATCTGTGGTTCGCTCAAATCCCTTAAACGCCTCAAGGGACAGCTTGACTATTTGTTTTTCGTATTGGTTCATGTTGGTTGGTGGTTGTGCCGGGGATGGAACCCGGAGGGGTTGGTTAGGCAGGCAATGGCAATCCATCGACTGATGAAAATTCCGTAAAACTGATCAATGTTGTTGCTTTCTGTCCGCGATATTGCCCGCCATGATTTGATACACGGCAAACATATTGGCGACCTTCAATCAAGTTCCATTGAGCATTGAATGCTTCCGGGCGATGCGGCATCTTTCCTTCAAACATCCAGCAGCGAACATTTACTTTGCGACCATCGACAACCAAGGAGTGCGGTTGATGTTCATTGATTTTATCAAATGCCCATCTTGCGACAGATGGGATTTGAACTGTTGAGAAGAAAAATGGCAGGGTGGATGGTTTGTTCATGTTGGTTGGTTCTGGTTCTGTGCGCCATCAGCGGCGACATGGGCAAGATGCCAGACCCACCCCGGGGAGTAAAGATTTTTTTCGATTATTTTCACTTTCCTAGGTTTTATGCGGGTTGCAGGGCGAAAAATCCCGGAAATCGACCCCAGACAGCACCTCGGCCCGGTAACGCAGGGAACAAGCCCAGTTACGGCGTAACTCATTGGTTTTCAATGCATTGGGTCAAAGTAACGGAAGTAACGCTTTTTTGAAACATACAGAGAGAGAGAGAGAGAGAGAGAGAGAGAGAGATATATATATATATATTTATGTAATTATGTTATTATTATTATTATTGGGGCTGGATCCTTTATGGAATCAGGGAATTTTGCGGTAACGCTTTTCCGTTACTGACCTGTTCCGCAGTAACGGCAATAAATCTGTTGCGCAATTCTCAAAATCAAATTATTGATCGAGTGTGTTGATTGACTCATACACACCGGACATGGCGGCATTGATCGACAAAGAGGAAGAAATCATTGCCGATGAATTTGGCGTGACAATCCGCCAAGCACTGCAGATTATCGCTTATGCGGAAAAACAATGTCGCAGGACTCAAGCGGAAATCATCGCCTCAGTCATTGGTGTTTTGATCCGATCTAAAAACATTCCGGTAATGGTTCATGCCCTTGCAATCGCGTTTGGACTTGATGAGCTGAATGGCGCGCACTCACAA